AATACCCGCAAGCTTGCCATCTTTACCGTGCGAATTTTTAAATTTTTATTGTAGACAGCCATATTTATGGTTATATAAATTAGAAGGTAGTTCTTATGTAACAACTACTAATGCAACTTTAGATAGAGATAATTGGAAAATTGATTATCAAACTAATGGTAAACTTACGTATAATGTATTACAAGCTAGAAAATCGATAGATTTTGGTTATATTGTAAATTTTTTTAAAGTCCAAAATAATTTAGAAAAAGAAAATGATATTTTTGTTAATTATGGATATTTGTTTTATCCGGAACAATTAGTATTGACTCCAACAGCAGTATCTAAAACTAATAACAATTTATATAGTATAACATTACAAGCAGGTATATTACAAAGCAATTCTATATTTTTTAGAGATACTACACCAGAAAGAAGAGATGGCTGTCCTTTATTGCATGATAATTATGTCGCATCAGACATTAGATCGATATTTCCATATCCAACATCAATTAATAATTCTTGTAGTTTTTTATATGGTATATCAGCAACAAAATCGATAGTAGGAAAAAGTATAATTACTTACACAGTATTAAATCAACCAAGTAATTTTGTTACTGTACTAGAAAGCAATACATATTTCAAACAATTAAGAAAAGATAGAACATTTTTTGAGTTTTCCGTAAATTACCGAGACGAGCAAGATGATAGATCTACTGATAAATTAAAGTATTTTACGAATTATCATCCAGATGATTTTAGAAGTAATCCATCTTTATCGATACCTATAAATTTCATCAACGAAACGGCTAATGATCAAACTTTTCTTTTTGTTCAAAGTGCTATAAATTTAAATTTTCTATTACAGAGCACACAGAATTGTGTACTTAGTTCTAATCTAAATTTAAATTCTACTGTATTAAAATATAACTGCAAACAAAAATCCGGTAAAAATATAATAACCGGAGATTACAATACTAGTTTTAAAGTGTCATATATTGTTGATTCCGCAAACATGATTAATGGTGATGAAGCAGTACAAGATACTATTATCAATAATTCACTCATAATAAATGGAACAAATACTTCTTTATTTTCAGCTATACCATCAACAAAAACTGGTCATAATACAGTAACATATTTAACAGAATTACCTCCACATTATTATTCATATCACATATCTTTAATTTCTCCACCTGAAATAACATCTCCTATAGATAGATATTCTTTATCTTTTCATCTAACATCGGTTGCATATAGAGAAACGACAACCAGTGTTTTAATATCTACATATCTTAGAGACGAATTTGGTAAAATTGATTTAGATTTGGAAACATATGGGGTTTTTGATCAAATAATGTATAAACCAGATTTTATATTTGATGAATTTTTATTGGATGATATTACAGCAAAAGTTGGTACAGATACGACAAGAGTATCATATGATTTAAAAAATCCGACTTGGTTAGATGCAAAAACAAATACGGTATTGGAAATAAGCTTTCCGGATACCAGAGAAGGTTATACCGATTTAACTATAAGACCAATTTTAAACAATATTTATAGTGGAACTAATGCCGCACCAAGAGCATCTATAATACCAATAAAAGGAGCATATAAAAGTGAAGATTATAAATTAGAAATTAAAACTATAAAAGAAGGTAATGATTATATAGATTTGAGTATAGAAAATTTAAATCTTTCTGATACTTTTCCCTTTATAGATTTAACTAATTCTAATATACAATGGAAATTAAATGTTCCTATTAACCCAACTGTAAAAATAACATCTTTACAAAAACAAAATAACACATACATACCAACTAACAATTTTATACAACCTAATACGACTTTACCATATAATAGTAATAGTTGGGCAGTTAGATTGTCTGGATATGGACCAGATACAACATCATTAACACTTTCTTCTCAAAAATATAATAGTACAGTATCTATTTCAACCGATAGTAGTTATTTTGATTTTTATAATGACAAAAAATTATTAATAAAACCAACCGTAAATTTAAACAATGAAAATGAAATAAGAACAATAACATTAAGTGCTTATGTACCATTTAAAGATAGAAACTATAATATATATGGTAGTAATACTATATATTGGACATGGACATATGGTAACGTTTATAACGAAACTACTCCAATAACTGCAAAGTATGTAAAAAATAATATTACTGGTTATTATCAATCACATGACAACCAATTGGCAAATAATATAGACACTCTTCAATTTTTTATAAAACCAAACAAAAGTAATTCTCCAAATGAAAATTCCAATATTGTTAAAATAAATGTTTTTACATCTGATACATTACAACAATACAGTGGTACTTATACTCTAAATTTAGACAACTTTCCAAATGATAGCATTTTTAATGCAGATTTTGATATAACATATCCTGATTATCCTAATGATAAACTGTTAGAAACTAGAAAAGGTTCATATATTTTAACAAGACAAAATACGGCAAATGCAATATATAAATTGACGGCAAATACTGATATAATTCCAACCTTACAAAATGCAACATTAACATGGACTATTACCGATTCTAACGGTAATACAACAACATCAAATACTAATCCTTATACATTTAATGCTACCGGAAATTATAAATATCTTGTAACTTTAAAAGTATCAAATGCATTAGTGGCAGGATGGGGAAAAACTCACACAACAGAAAAAACTTGTACCGTATATAGTTTAGATAGCAGTGTTTTTAATAAACAATTAAAATTTATTTCATATCCGGAATATGCATGGAAAAATAGTGATCAAGCAAGTATATTAACATCATCAAATTATAATACAATAGCTGCTGGAACTACTGCATACGCATATAAAAAAGACGAAACAGAAGTATTTTATGTTTCGGCAAATGGAAATTTTGATAGATATGTTTATCAACAAGGATCAGATAGACGATTGTTGTTGGATACAGATAATGATGGTGTTAATAGATTATCATTAAATTATACGAATGAATTTCTTTCTTCTGTTGGAACTAAGTTATATCTTTCTGCATTTAATGAATATTTTCCATCAAATACTCCATTGCATTATAAAACAATAGAAAATGGTTCTTTGGTTACTAAAAGTTATAATATTGTAGCAGAATCAATACCTTATAGTGTTAGTACACCGAGTAACTTATTGTTTTTCCAAAATCCAAAATTGATGGATTATAATGGTATAACCCATACATTCAGTGCTACAATAACATCATTTGATTTAGATGTTAATAGAAGTATAATAGTAAGACAAAAATTTAATACAAATCCTTTAAATACTCCAGCAAAAATACAATCTGAACAATCTACTATTACATATATTTTGTCTGCACCAAAATGGATAGTAAAAAAAGAAATTCCAGCTGTAGATGGATTATTTAATGTTTTCACAATCAGGCCCGGTGATGACTTGTCTCCTCTTAGAGTAAAAAATACATCTATCAATACATTGTATCTAAATGCAAGTTCCAATTTAAATATAAAAATACCAGAATCTACATTCGATACTATAAATGTGGGGAATTTGGGTTTGCGTCAAGGTGGAGATTTTTGGGATACTAAAAATATATCAATAACCCAAAGATTAAACTGGGAAACTCTTCAAGCATATACAACATCTACCTCACCGGAAATATTTTTAAATACAAATTATATATTGTCTGGAACTAAAGTGTTTGTTGAGTTTAATACACCCGAATATACAAAAAATCCAATAGTTTCTTATACTGTAAATTTTGGAGAAGGTGATATACAAACAAAAACTAAAGATGAAATTTTTTATAATACATATAAAACACTAGGAACTTTTTATATAACATATAGTGCAATATATGCGGACAATTCTAAAAAAGTATTCATAGAAAAAACACCATTCATCGTTAGGAAAAATTGGGATGAATATAATAAAGAAACAATAAGAATTATAAATGAAGCAAATTTAGAATTACCATATTCTTTAAATGATATATCCATACAACCAAATGAATTTGGAGATTCAGATATATTCAATACCGCTTTAAAAAGAATCGATGATAATTTAAACTATTTGAAAAATAATATTCAAACTATTAATAGTTCTGCGCCATCATATTATTATGGGTGGATGGGTTCAAATAGAGATAATAGATCAGATGGTATAAGATGGTATACACAGAGTTACGGATCAGAATTTTATGAAACACCAAATTATACCTCTTCAGAAGGAACATCTTATTTTACTGATATTAAAGATATACATATAGGAAATTATATATATGTATTGGACGATAAAAAATTTAGACTTTTCAAAAAGGATAAAAGATGTCAAGAGGTTATTTTTTCAAATGCATCAGATATGGAAGAATTGTTTTTTGATCCGAAGTCAATAACATTAAACGATGATGAAACATCGATATATGTTGCCGATTCTATAAGAAATAAAATATTTAGATTCGACTTTGATTTTTCTGATATTAACAATCCAATATTTAGTTTAGTTTTAACGGTGGGAATGTTGGGAGCATTAAACGATAAAAATAAATTCGATTTTCCATCTGAAATATTTTATTGGAACGAAAATGTTTTTGTTTTAGATTACAATAACAATTGTGTAAAACAATACAGCGGATCTTTATCTTGGATTCACACATATTATGATGATATTTTAAATGGAGATCAAATATTGAATTTAACTGTTCACGAAAGCGGATTATTATACATAGTAACCAAAAATCTAAAGGTTCATATTTTTGATGAATTTGCACAAACTGTATATTCAACATTTGAAATTAACGAAATTGGAACTTCCGAAATAGTAAAAATATCATTCGATGAAAATGGTGAATTTTTATATGTTGTAACAAATGGTAATATATTTAAATATTCTGCCGTTGGTGAATTTATTACAACATTTAATTTACCAAATATAAATGGTTTAAACTTCACATCTTCTAAACATTTTACAAATAGAGAATTGTATGTATCAACAAAAACTTCTATATTAAAATTTCAAGATTTTGTACAATTATTTAAAATCGGAGACGGTTTAGATTCTAAATATTGGACACTTGATCAAATTTTACTCAAAAAGGAAGAGTTTGCAACAGATATAAACTATAATTTAGCTTTAAATAGAACCGCACAAAATTTAAAAACCTTTAGAAATTCACTAAATGCAAAATTTGTTCTTGTTACAGAACAAACTTCTAGAGGATCTGCTACATATTTTACATTAGTACCAATTTTAAAAGAAGACAATGTTAAATTTGAAGATGATATAGAAAACGAAACACTAAAAATAGGTGTAAATGAATTTTATGTACCATCAGTAGCAAATAGAGAACTTAAAAAGCTATACGATTCTCAAATTAAGTTGAGAGAAAATTTAGATGTATCATTTAGTGATAGTTCATCCTCTAATTTAAATGGTGAAAAATCTAAATGTGGGGGAGACTTTTGCTGGTCTTGGAAAGCAATGTCTTGTTATGATTTATCATTACCTTTGATAAGATTGTGTAATATAAATCCAATAACATATGCAGAATTGATTGATACATTTCCTGTAAATTATGCACCAACAAAACAGTGGAAAGATGCTACATCAAATTGTTGTAATGAATATACATCACCCTTAACATAAGTATTTAAAAAATATGAGTAATAGATTCCATCCAAAATATCATAGAAAAAATCATCACACATACGGAAACCCAACAAATCCTGATGCTGCACATGATCCGATAGCAAGTCCAGACCAACCCTTCCTTGGAGATTTCTCATTACAGGGTGCATTATGTGCAGTTGCACCAGCAAGTGCATATGCGGGATATTTTTATTCTTCAAAAACAGGTATTCGCACTATTGGTGGAGAAATTGGTTTAGCAGCATTTAGTTTAAACACACCTCTTTCTACTGCATTTGGAAAAAACATAATGCATGGTACAGTTGGTATAAACAAAAATTCTATATCAAGTGGTTATGTTTTAGATGTATTAGGAAATACTAATTTAGACGGAAATTTAAATGTAGTGGGTGATGTTGATATAGATGGCGGAGATTTAACAGCCTCTACACAAACTTTTTATCTTTTAAACACATCACCAACCACAACTATTTATTTCGGTGGTAATGCTACAAATATAGAAATTGGTAGTACATCTGACACTAGCACCGTTAATATAAATGGAACAGAAGAAAGCACATCTTGTACAACTGGCGCATTGGTAGTTGATGGTGGTGTTGGGATTGCAAAAAATCTTAATATTTGTGGGCGATTAGATTTGAACAACACAACAGAAAGTGATTCTTGTACAACTGGGGCATTGGTAGTTGATGGTGGTGTTGGAATTGCAAAAAATTTAAATGTATGTGGTAATACAAAAATATCAGGTGATTTAACAGTATTGGGAGCATATACATATTTGGATACCAAAGTACAAGTTACATCTGCAATGACAATTGAAAATACTGGAACTGGTCCTGCATTAAAAGTTACTCAATCGGGATCAGAACCAATTGCTCATTTTATAGATGCAAATGGTGACGATATAGTTTTTAATGATAATGGTTTTGTTGGAATCGGAACAATGTCACCATCTCACAAATTACATGTTACTGATGGAACGACTACTGGAGATGTTAGAATAGGTCTTGGCACAGGTGTAAATTCTTTAGAATTTATTAGAAATGGAGCAGCTGATAATTGGATTAGATCTTTTGGTGGCCAATTTATAATAGATCAACAAAATTGTAATCCAATAATTTTTAGAACTAATGCTACGGAAAAAATGCGTATATTATGTGATGGAAAGGTTGGAATTGGGGAAACATCACCAGAAGGATTATTACATGTCAAAAATGGTTCAGCGGGTTCAGTAACAGCACAGGCTAATAGTGTTGGAGTATTTGAAAATAGTGGTAACTGTTATATATCATTATTATCACCAAATTCAAATTATGCGGGTGTTGTAATGGGAGGACCAACAAATCCTTATGGTTCTTATTTAAGTTGGAATCATGATAATTTAGATTTAAAACTGGCAACAAATCATGCTAATGCGGATATACAATTTTTAGTATCAACCGAACAAGAAGCAATGCGAATAGCCCCTTCTGGAAATGTTGGTATTGGAGTTACTTCACCATCCGAAAAATTAACAGTAAATGGAAGAGTTTCTGCTACCGGATTTAGATCATATCAAGGAGTTCCATCAAATTTTGACTCATCAATAAATGGTTATGCATTTGGTCCAGACGGAGATACTGGTTTATTTAGTCCAATAATAGGGGCTGGTGGGGCAGCTAATGGTATCGTTTCACTTTATTCTAATAATGTTGAAAAATTAAGAGCGGATGCTAATGCCGTTACAGTATTTGGTACATTATCTGCAACAGGTTCTTTCGTAGTTAACGGAACAATAAAAAATGATCCTAATGCACCCATAACAACAACAGCAAATTATTCAGTAACACAAGATGATCACGATAAAACAATTTTGGCAAATCATGCAACATCTACTATAAATATCCAATTACCAACTGGTTTAAAAGCAGGAACACAAGTTTCCGTAATAAGAGTTGGTGCTGGTGTAGTACAATTTGCACAAGGTACGGGAACACCCACTATATTATCAACACCAAATAACGATTTTAAAAAATTGGCATTTACAAATTCAGCGGCAAGTGCATATTGGACTGGTACATCTTGGTATCTTGTAGGAGATTTGTTATCATAATGATATGGCATCACTTGGACTAGGATATTATGGTAGTTGGTATAATGTTGTTTTAAATCTAACTACTCAAGCCAATGTCAATCTATATAATTTTATAACATCCAACAGTTCATGGAACAATACTAGTAAAAAATTAAAGGCAATTATAACTATACCAGCAGGATATAGTATATATTCAACCGATCCTTCCACTCCTGCATTATTAATACCACCAAATTTATTTAGACCATACGACTTAATATTTTTAATAAACAATGGTTCTATTTTAGGTGCGGGTGGCACAAACGGAACAGGTGGAGAAGGGGATCAAACACCCACAAATGGTACAAATGGAGGAAACGGAGGAACCGCATTAAAAGTACAAAGACAGATATATTTAAATAATAATGGAAATATATATGGTGGTGGAGGTGGTGGAGGTGGAGGTGGTGGTGGACAAGAAACATATACTTTAGGAGGTCAAGTTAATAGTTGTTGTAGTGTCAGTAACTGTGATGATTGTCCGGTTAGTAAACTTTTACCACAATGGAACGATTCCAGAAATTATGATTGTACTTCTACCAATAATAATTGTAGTCAATATTGTAGTGATTGTTTTTATTGTCCCGAATGTTGTGATTCAAATGGTAACGGAAAAACTCTTTCTGGTGGACAAACATATTTCTGTAAAACAAAAATATGGACATCGGCTAATGGAGGAAATGGTGGATTGGGACAAGGATATACACAATCAGCGGGATCTGGTCTAGCAGGAATAGGAAACGGTGGAGCAGGTGGAAATGGGGGAACATGGGGAACAGCTGCATCAAATGGTAACAATAGTCCAATTAGAATCGGTGGAACCGGAGGAAGTGGTGGAAATTGGGTAGAGGGTTTCGGTAATATAATTTTACAAAGTCAAACTAATATATTGGGAGGACAAAGCTAATGGCATCACTCGGACTAGGATATTATGGTAGTTGGTTAACAGTAGTTGATACAATAACTACTGACCAACAAAATTTAAATTTATGGACATATATAAGTACTAGAGCAGCTAGTAGATTTAATTGGAATAGAAATGGTGGGAAAAAATTAAGAGGTATAATCACAATTAATGCTGGGGTAAATATATATTCCAATAATCCATTAACACCAGCCATAACTATTCCAGCCGATAGTGCAAGTACATTTAGATCATATGATCAGGTTATAATAATTAACAATGGTTCAATATTAGGAGCAGCAGGAGTTGGTGCAATAGGAGGAGGAAATACGGCGGGTTTTGATGGTGGAAAAGGAGGAACTGCTATATACACTAGAAGAAACATTATTATAACTAATAATGGAAATATATATGGTGGAGGTGGTGGGGGAGGCGGTGGAGGTGGAGCATTTAAAACAGAAGTAATATCATCATCTACAAATTGTGGAGGAGCCTCTTATTGCGGTAAATGTTGCATACTCAATTGTCAAGGAAGAAATTATTGTTCTACTCCAAATGACTGTACAGTTGGAGCAGCTTGTGGTTCTTCTTGTGAATATTATACCAATGCTTCTGATTGTAATGGTTCAACTGTTGGTACATGCAATACCAAATATAGAGCATGTACAACATACACTGGTGGAAAAGGAGGAAATGGACAAGGTTATGGGTCTGTTCCAACGTCAGGTATAGCTGGCATAATATACGAAGCTTCTATATTTACCGGAAGCGGTGGAGATGGAGGAGCATGGGGACAAGATGGAGAAGATGGATTGGCAGGTTCAACTACCAGCTTTGGTAATGGTGGACAAGGTGGTTGTTGGATAGATGGTTCAGAATTTACAACAATTCAAACCTCTAATGATGAGAGAGGTTATCAATGTACTAGTAGCGGATCTAGTACATTGCCAGTATTATGGTCAGGATGGAGTTCACAGCCTTCTATAACAACTACCCCATCTGATGGTTCTGGTGTAACGATTACTACACAATCAACTGATCTTTATATAGAACCTAGACAGGCATTAACTAATATAACAGTAAATTCACCAAATAATCTTGGCGGTGCTATAGATTTATCAAATTGTAGATTGTTACAAACAATGACATGTAACACACAATCTATAGCATCATTGAATTTGACTAATTGTTCTAGTTTAAAAACACTTAATTTTAATAGTAATAATTTAAGTACTTTGAATGTGTCTAATTGCGTCTCATTGGAAACATTAAATTTAGAAAATAATAATATAGGGGGAAATTTAAGTGGACTATCTAATATTTCTTTAACACAAAATACAACAAGAACAATATCAATAAAAAACAACAATATGTCAGCAACAAATTTAAATGACATATTTAATCAACTTCCACAAAAACCACCAAACATAACACCAGAATGGTCTATATATGTAGATAATAATACAGGAACATGTTCATGCAACTGGGCTACTGCAAAAAATAAAGATTGGAGAGTTTATCCGACATTATATAGTTTAACTAGTAATGTAAACACAACAGATGAAGGAACAACAGTAAACTTTATTTTAGATTCTACTTTACTAGGAGATGGAACTGTACCATATACTATAACAGGAATTACTCCAGCAGATATAAACGGAGCGAGTTTAACCGGAAATTTCACTCTTTATAAAGGTTCTGGAATGGTATCATTTACTATAACAAATGATGTTCTACTAGAAGGAACAGAAACAATGACTCTTACGATAAATTCTGCTACGTGTCCTACATCAAAATCAATTACAATAAATGACACATCAAAACCACCAGTTCAAGTAGGTTTAGCATTTGTAACATTATACAACTTTTCAGAATTTGATTCAGCAAGAGTTGATATGAACGGTGGAGGAGCTGGCTTTGGTGGATGGGCGCAAATGGTTTTCAGACATCCAAATTATCCTACAGTTGCAGACGCAGTATATACCGTTAATTCAGAAACAAACGGAACCCAAGGAGATGATGCAGTTGTAGCATGGTCTAGAGCTTCCAATACAATAGTTGGATATACATCATTTCCAAACAATCCTCGATGGTCAGTAGCTATACCATGGTTAAATGTTACAGGTGTTAGATTCTATGTAAATGCTGGAGGTGGTTTTGGCAGTTGGGCATCCGGAATGCAATATCAATAATATATAATAGAATATTTAACACTTATTATTAAGTATTATATAAATGCTAAATTTTGAAAGAACAATAAATTTAACAACATCTTTAAATAACACTTTAATAAGTGATTATGCCCCATTAACTTTAACTATAAATCCATCAACATTAAATGTTTCTAAAAAAATATATAAAATTGAATATATATTCGATGATGAAACAAAAATTCAAAGTTTATATTATAAAAAAACAACTACCGAAATTTTACCATTTCTAAATGAAATAGGAGATCCGAGAAATTATAAATGCAATAAAACATTTTATATTACATCAACCGCCACATCACAAATTTTTGGAGTTAGTGCAAATGTTTATCAGTTAGGAGTAACGAATCCTACTAAAATTGAATTTAAATTGAATTTAAATGCTCCAATAATGGATGGTAATAACGCAAATGCTTTTTTTGATAGTGTTCAATTGTTATATACGAGAATGTTCGGTGTAAATAACGACATATTATATGTTTTTGAATCGGTAAATCCAAATTATTACATTCCGGTTGTGGTTAATTGGAATAATAAACCAGTAATGGAACCAATTGTTGATCTTTCTTCTAAATCCAGAAGAGCATATAATATATTACAACCTTTCCAAAATTCAAATTCTGAAAATCCATATATTATAGATTTTGTCGATAAACAAAAAGAAGTTGAAAATGATCCAAATTATCCAGATTGTAAATAGTTATGAATAAATTAATAGAGAATCAAACATCCGGTGAAATATGGATGAGAACTCCTAGCGGTAAAATTTTACCATCTACTGACGCATTATCAGCTTTAAATTTAAAATATAGTACTATAAATCCAGATTTTTATTTTGAATTGATTAATAATGAAATAAAAAGATTTGACTTTTTTTATGATGTAATTTTTATAGAAACGGCATCTGGATATATTTTTGATAAATTATCAAAAAATGAAAATGTATTAATACCAGAAAATAATGATAATAGATTAACATTAAAACCAAATATGGAATCTAATCCAGATTATTGGTTGGATGAAATAAATAAAAAAATATATGTCGTTGATAATGAAATAAAATATTGGACTTCTGTATCAGTTAAAATAAACGTAAAAATTAAACAATTTGATATAACAAAAAATTTATATTCTACAAAATTTTCTTATGATATAAATTTAACATATTGTAATTTTTCCAATCTTACTAAAAAACCTATTTTAGAACCTTGTAAAATATCATATAATCTTGATACTAGATGTTTTAATGTGTCTTTTATATTACGTGGAAATAATGATGAATTTGGTCTAATAAGCACCATTTTAAAAAAGGATCAAAATTTAGTAATAGATAATATAAATTGTTTATTACCATATACAACATTACAAGAAATAACATCGGATGTTATAATTGATAAATTATTAGAAACTGATTTTTACAGTTAAGTATTATAAATGGAACTTTATTCAAAAAAAATATCAGATATATATTGGTATCCTATTAATTTTAATTTAATAGGTAATAAAATCAATATGAAAAAAACATATTTTGTTTTTAATAATGGATTTAAATCAAATATATATGAATTTTTAAAAGATCCAAATGATATAAAAATAAATAAAAAAACGGGAATTGTTTTGACTAATTTTTTATCAGGACAAGATATATTTGAAGATAATGGTTCTCCTCAAAATTTAACCGATCTTACTAAAATAGAAACTCCATTTAAAACGACTGATTCCTTTGTAATAACACTATCTTCATATCAAAACAAAACTATATTATATAAATCATATACAAAAAACTATTCATATTTGGACAATATAAAAATAGTTTTTGATGATGATACAGTATCACTAGAATCTAATGATGGAAATGTATTAACCTATGATGGTTCAAATAATTTATTTTTTACATCTAGAATATCTCCACCTTCTGATACGCAAAAATTCAATTATTTTTTAGGTGATGATAATATAGTTTTATTCTCATATGGAAGTAACTATTCAAAAGCAGTAACTATAAATTCAAATAGAATATTGTCACTTACTAATGTATCATATAATTTAAATACTACATTGGAAAGTGATAAAATTTTAAATTTTATTTCCTATGAAAGAAAAAATTTAAAAATTGATAATGTTAAAAATAGTTATTTTTGTAGATATGTTTCAAGTCCGCTTTTATCACAAAAAGATTTAATACCAACCGAAGAAAGTTTAAATGAAAACTATAAACAAAATTTCTTATCATTTTTTCCATATCAAAACCCAACATTTAATGATACGGATGGATATGTAGATTATAATTTACAGATACATGGTTTAAAAAACTATCAAACACCGGAATACAATTATTCCAGAGGTGTTGATTATATTGGTGATTATCCATCGATCAGAAGAGTATATAATAATATATTCTCTGGAACCAATCAAGAAAATGGATTGGAAAATATATATTTAGGTTTTACTACAAATACATATTTAAAAAAATTTGAAACTGATAGAAACACAGTTTTTTACTTTCCACCAACAACTCAAAGAATATCAGTACAAGACGCAGGATTGATCGAAGATGGTGCATATTATGGAGAAATGCCATATATATCAGATAGAATATATACTAGACAAATATCTTACGACGAATTAACACCCGGTGTGGAACAACCTCCATCTATGCCAAGGTTGGATGGAACATGGCTTTGCACATGGCTATCTGGAAATCCAATGGGTCAGAAAAAATGGATGGATAGATATTTCAATTCGGCATATTATACAACGGATACTGCATTAGGAGCAACAGATCTTTTGTATAATGAGAAGTTGAATCCCGATGTTGATTTTGAAGTTTGGGATGAGCCGTCTTCTTTGTATTTTGAACCCGGTGGACAGTATATTTATTTCCGTTCTGGACAAGAAAATTCCAAAACATTTCTAAAATATTTGAGTTCTGATTTTTACAATCCACTAGGTTCTAAAATATTGGACATATCAAACTTTTCCAGTTCTCCATTAATAGACAACACACCATATTTAAATAGTGGATTTATTGTAGGAAATAATGATTCAAATTTAAAAGGTGATTATATGACATTTGATGGTAAAAATCATATAGTATTTCCTGCTAAAAATGTTTTACTAGAAAAAAACCATTTAACGATATCTTTATGGTTGAATGTACAAGATTGGGGAAACATAAACGGTGATCAAATTATAGGAAATTATTATGATAGTGGATTTGGTTTTATAAACGAAGCATCTTTAACATCACCAATATTCACGGTTATAGAGTCTACATCTGGAAACATATTTAATTTAAATTATAAACTTTCACATTTGGATAATATATCAATACCAAAGGAAACTAATAGTGAAAATTGTATAGTACAAAGACTAATAGATTTTAGTTATTGGATAGTAGATTCATATAATAGAATATTAAGAAAATATAATATCGAAGGAAAAATACAAAAAACTGTTAATATATCAAGTTATATAACATATATAGATCAACTTGAAATAGATTCTCAAGAAAATTTATATTTATATAATATTGAAAATAAAAAATTAGTAAAATTAAATAGTAGTGGAGATTTTGTTATATCTAAAATTTTACCTAATAAATATAAAAGAATAGAAATAGGTTTAAATGATGAAGAAAGATACTCATATGGAGATTCATCTTGTATAGATAATAATAATAGTTTATGGGAAGTTATCGGTGGAAACTTATATAAAGATCAACAAATATATGCAAATCTTGGTCCAATACAACAAATAACATGTGATGCAAATAACAATTTGTGGATAGTACATCTAAAAGATAAATTGACCAAATTTAATATAACCGAAGACAAGTTTGAATTTACAAAAAGTATAGGAAAAAATGTGTTAATAGATGATGATTGTTTTGAATACACAGGACAGTTTAGATTTTTAAATTTTATTAAAACACCAAAAATTAGTAAAGTATGTGTTGAAACAACCGATAAAACAGAAGATTTAGCTATATTGATTGATGATTCTGATAAGATAGCTTATTTAATAAACTCTGAAGGATCATTAGTTTCTAGATTGAGTTTATATGGACTAGTTACTGTTGATTTATCTACGGTTAATGATGGATTGAAATTTAAAGCATTGGGAGATTTCAGTAGTTATCAATTTTTAAGAAAATTTGGTTCATTAGAAAAAAATTTAAGTTGGAAATTTAAAGTTGGTACTGCAAATGGTAAAGATACTAAACTATTAAAATTAACACATGATGTAAAAGACCTTCCACCGGGTTGGCATAATTTCTCTTTTGTTTTCGATTCAACACAAGGAACTGCTAAATACTATATTGATACCTATTTGGTTGCTACCGAAACTTTTGATAAAGCAAAATATCAAATACAATACGATTATAAATCTTCCATATTAGTTGGTGCATCAAACATAAAAAACACAACACTAAATGATTTAATACAAGTAGATGATGCATATAAATTATTAGGTGATGTTGGTCAAATAGTAATGTATAATAAATCTTTGACACAAGGACAAATAGCAGAAATATATTTTGCATCACCATTATCTATTGATAAAGGACCATTAAAATGGAATATCCCAATTGGAGAAAGAAATTACGTAGAAGAAATAAAACATTGGTTTCAAATGCAATTACCAACAAGTAAGAGCAAATATTATAATATCAACATTCATAATTTAAAAGCAGACGAAAGTGTTAAAAAATTAATAGAAGATTCTATAAGAAGCAATATTAAGAAGATTACTCCTGCTCACACCGATTTATATAAAATAAATTGGTTGGACTCAACTAGAAAATAGTTTTTTTTAAAAAATAGGATAATAATAGTTGTTGAAGTGATTATATATTTTAGAATATACTGTTATATCTCTATTGTATTGATGAACTATTGAAAATTTTTTATTATTTTCATTAAAAAATTTAGAATCATTATTTATTTTTATTTGATTTTTAAATTTTTCTTTATTATGAAAATATACATGGAGATTACAACAAAAACCATCATTTAAATTTTTAACATCAATTTCAAATTTATCCAAATATATTAATTTTTGTAAAATTGGTTGATCCCAACCATAATTTCCATTAATATTTACTTTTTTACTTTCTTCTATTATTTTATCACAAAGTACTAAAAATTTTTCGGTTGGTCCTCCTATTATACCACAACATAAAACATTATTATTTTTTATTGAATCGAAAAAAGAATAATCATAAATACCTTTAAATATATTTTCATTCCATTTTTCATCTTTTAATAAAACATCTTCCGAAGTAATAATCAAATTGTTATCTATAAATTCAAAAGGATCATTTTGAAAAAAAGAATCCAAGCAATCTACATGTAATACTTTCTCGTATTGTGTATTCTGTAATAAAAAATTTTTATATGCATGATAACGATCTATAAAAATATTATCGTGTTGTATTTTATGATGAAAAACCTTACATCCAAATGCATTTAATTGATTTAATAACCATTCATCTGGTATTTCATCAGCAATACATATATTTAAATCAAAACTATAAGATGATAACATCATCGCACTTTTAACAAAAACCATTAAATTTTTTGGATCTTTTTGATTTTTTAAATAGCTAAAAATTACTTTGTTGTTTTTATATGAATTAGGACAAAGTTTTTTGGGAATTACTAATTGTTTATAAATGTTATCTTGTATTTTTACTAAATTTTTTGTTTCTGCGTGTTCGTGATAATTTGTTATATTATTTTTTTGTTTTTCTGGTGTATTATATAAAACCCTAAGATTGTTTGCATAACATATACCATCGAAATTTCTTGCATGGTTTTGATATTCTTTATCGTATTTGACCTGATATGAATCATCTAATGTTATTACTTTATAACCTTTTTTTCTAAGCTTATCATACAAATCATTATCTTCTGCTCCCCATCCCCAAAAAGAATTTGAATAGCCACCAACATCTAAAAAGGTTTTCATTTTCATCAAGCAACTACCATAATCTCCTAAATTGTGATATGCTTCATTTTCATTTGGAAATTTCCATTCTCCTTCTATTGGAGTAATATCAACATGATGAACATATAACCATTCATATTCTTTATCTTCTATAAAATCAATCAAAGAATTGCATGGCATACCAGCATTCCATGAACATTTTTGATCCAGTTCGCATATTAAAATATCATAACTCAAATTTTGTTTATTGAAATATTCCGGAGTTTTTTCTAAAAATTTTTTCAAATCTTTTTCTCGGTTCCTATAAGGAACTACTATGAGCATATCTTTTTTCATTATAATATTTTTTTAGTGAGATTTAACCATTTCATATTTTGACTATATGGCCATATTATAAGAGTTGTCGGTATTTGTGATGGTGTATAATAATCAAATTCAACTTCCAATTCTGTTTTATTACCATTTAATATATCAATAGAATCTTGTAATGTTATATCTCTTCTATACAATTCGTGATCATTTTGATCTTTGAATATAAATGCAATAAATCTTAAAGTTTCACTGTGATCTATTTCATTCCAATTCCATTTTATGACATTCTTAAATTTTTCTATTTTATATGACCACTTATATGAATCATTCAAGTCAACAGGAGGTTCTTTTCCATCTTTAGTGTCCAAATGTAATATATTTCTTTTATAATCTATACCAGAATAATTTTGAAATTCCTCCAATGTTCTTTCTTTACCTAATCCATATATTCCCAAATCATAATTGTTATTTCTTTTTAATAAACAATTCAGTCTATCGTTTGCTTTTATTGAAAGTTTTCCCCACTCGGAACAATCATTCCAATGTTTCGAGCTATCTTTTCTTGTGTAATAATGCCATAATATTATTTTATGAGGATGATACAAATCATATCCATGTGTATATAATCTAACAGCCAATGCAGTTTCTTCTCCACTAAAATAAAATTCTGGATCGTATGGCACATCTTTTATAAACGAACCCTTTCCAAAAATAAAACCAGCCGCCACATGAATTGCTTTATATGGAGATGTTTTAGTTTTCCAATCAATTGGTGTTCTAGGTCTTTGTTCTGTTTGTCCGTTTTTAAATGAATGTGTATGTATTACATGTAATTCATAACTCCATTCTTCTCTTGATTTATCTGGATAATATTGTGATGGATATGTCGTCAATATTGCTTTTTGATTTTTTAATTCTTTCCAGATGTTTATAAGTTCTTCATCCCAATCTTGTATAAACCTTGTATGTGAATCTATTTGTAATGTATATTCTTCTTCGGAATATAGTAAATTTACTTTATTTCTTGCCCAACATACCCCCCTACTTTCTCGGTAATCAATATCTACTATTTTGAATCTGTTATCATTTTTAAATTCATCCAAGTTTTCGGATTCGTCGTGTTGCCAACATATACCAAATACTAAATTCTCTGGATTTTTTGCTTTTGATATACAATCTTTAATAGTTGGAACCAATTCCGGATCTCTATAAGATGCAATTTGAACGAATATTAAGTTATTCATATATTATAATTTGATTAAAGATAATAGATAATTTGCTTTATTAAAAGAAGATAAAATTTCTTCTTTTGTATTATTTAACCCTGATATGACAGAATTGATATAAGAATTCAATTCAGGAGAATTTAAAGATGAACAAACCGAACCACATACATCATAATATGTTTTCATATTTGAACCATCCAAAGCAACAAACATTTTTATGTCTTCAAAATCTATATCATTGGATATATGTGGAAACTGTTTAGATTGTAACTTACACGTTCCTATTATTTCTTCTTGTAAATTGTCGAAAGATTCACTCAAAGATTCATATAATTCTCCTAAAATTTTATGAGCATCGTAATTTTCAGTATACCAATGACACATTCTAATAACCGATAATGATTTATTTAAAAATAAACCAAATGATCTCGTTGAATCTAAAGAATTTTCTATATTATTTTCTGATGATATGATTGTTATATTGACGTTATTCATTTTATATATTTATAAAATAAAAAAAAATTACAATGACTATTGACAAAAACAAATAATTATATAAGATATAATATTATGAACATCGATAAAAATTACCAACATCTATCCAAAGTATTTTTAGAACTTTTATCATTGAGTAATGATTTTAAAACATTATTTCAAACACTGGCTCCAGAAATTTATGCGGATATTGAATCTGCTTCCACAAATCCAAATTGTTCTTGTAGATCAAAAGTAGAGAATTATGTAAACAATAATAGAGAAAAATGTGCGAATTTTTATAATTCTCTTTCTGAAGAAATAAAATCTTTAATAAATCTACTAGATATTGAAGCAAAATATAATTTCACATATTATGGTGGTAGAGTCGAAAGAGTTAAAGTTTCGGAATGGAAAGAATTTACGGAAACTTTAAATAGAAATAAGGCAGCATATAGATCATTTTCTTTGTTGAGGGTT